AGCCAATGACTGGACCAACTGGCCTTATCTTTGCAATGAGAAGCAGATATACTAACCAAACAGGTGCTGAAGCAATGTTTGACGAAGCTGACACAGACTTCTCAGGAAGAAATGCAGCTGGTTCAAGCGTAGATGGTTATTCATCTACTGACCACTCAGCTTCACCTAACAACAATCCAGGTGCTCTAAACGACAGTCCAGCTGCTGGTACTTTTACAAAAGGTACTGCAATGACAACTGCCGCTGCTGAAGCATTAGGTGATGACGCTGGTAACGCTTTCGCTGAAATGGCATTCTCAATTGAGAAATCAACTGTGACTGCTAAGTCGAGAGCTCTTAAAGCAGAATACACTATGGAACTTGCACAAGATTTAAAAGCAATCCATGGTTTAGATGCTGAAACAGAACTTGCGAACATCCTATCTGCTGAAATCTTAGCGGAAATCAATAGAGAAGTTGTTAGAACTGTATATATTAACGCAGAAAAAGGTGCTCAAACAGGCAATGTAACAACTGCCGGTATCTTTGACTTAGACACAGATTCCAACGGAAGATGGTCAGTTGAAAGATTTAAAGGTTTGATGTTCCAATTAGAAAGAGATGCTAACAGAATTGCACAAAGAACACGAAGAGGAAAAGGTAACATGATTATCTGTTCTGCTGATGTGGCTAGTGCATTACAAATGGCTGGTGTCTTAGACTATACTCCTGCATTAAACAACAATCTAAATGTTGATGACACAGGCAATACATTTGCTGGTGTTCTTAACGGCAGATTTAAAGTGTACATTGACCCATACTCAGCGAATAGCTCAGCAACACAATACTATGTTGTTGGTTACAAAGGTACTTCACCTTATGACGCAGGTATGTTCTACTGTCCATATGTTCCACTACAAATGGTGAGAGCAGTTGGTCAGGACACTTTCCAGCCGAAAATTGGATTTAAAACTAGATATGGTCTAGTTGCGAACCCATTTGCTGAAACTGGTGCCGCTTCAGGTGCTGTAGCAGCAATCAATGACGCTGGTAATGCTAACTCAAACAGATACTACCAAAGAGTTAAAGTAACTAACTTAATGTAATATCAGTTTGGTTGTTTATACCAACTTAAAAGGGGCACCGTAAAAAGTGCCCCTTTTTTTATGCCTTAAACTTGGATAAATAGTAGTATGACAACTACAAACGCTTACACAAGACAACCAACCAAGTTTGATTACGCTTCACCTACTCAGTTTAAATTTTCAATAATTAAACTGCCAAAGGTGGAATACTTTTGCACAGCCGTAAACATACCCTCGGTAGGTGTATCTCAAAAAATACAACAAACACCTTTGAATGATATTCCTTTACCAGGAGAAAAGGTTGATTTTGGTCCGTTAGAGATGTCATTTTTAGTAGATGAAAACTTAGAAAACTTCCAAGAAATACACGGTTGGTTAATGGGTATTGGTTTTCCTAAAGACTATGCTCAAGCAAGACAAGCTTTGGCCGCTGGCGCAGATAGATTTCCTACATCAAGTGGTGCAGATTTAACAGCAGACCCCGGCAAAGTAAAATATGGTGCAACTAATATTGGTGCCTTATATTCAGATGCTACATTAACTATTCTATCAAGTAAAAATAGACCAGTACAAGAAGTAAGATTTATTGATATGTTTCCTATAGCATTATCAGGTTTAAGTTATAGTCAAAATGCTACAGATGTTGATTATCTAACAGCAACGGTGACTTTTCAATATGGAAGATATGAATTTGCTAATGTAAATGCTAGAACAACAACTATTACATCCTCTTAAATAAGCTTTACATTTTAAAGGTTTTGTGATATTATTATGGTTTGAAATGGAGTAATTATGACTTTAGAAGAGTTACAAGATATAGCGGAAAAAGACCTTAAAATAAATGATACTGAACTAGATTTGGAATCATTAAAAACTCCTCAGTTACACAACAAGTATATGAAACACTTAACAAAGTTTAAGTTAATGTTGTCTAAGGCTGATGCTGAGTTTGCAAAAACAAAAAAAGAACTTTGGGAATTTTATACAGGTAAGGCAGATGCTTCAGTGTATGCAGCTAAACCTTTTGACCTAAAGATATTAAGAAATGATGTAGACCAATATATTCATTCAGATGATGAGTATATTAAAGCAAAACAAAAAGTTGACTATCTGTCAACAATCGTAGATTACTTAGATAGAACAATCAGACAAATTCAAAGTAGAGATTGGAATATTCGAAACGCCATTGAATGGAGAAAGTTTACTAGTGGAGCTATATAATGAAGTTTTTAAAAGAACAATTATTTCCTACTGAAACATATATTGTAGATGATGTATTAGAAGAAGAATACATTGATAGTATGAAGAATGATATTATTAAATCATCAAAAGAAAAACAAAAAGGTAACTGGCAATCAGACCCTAAGTTACATTTAAATAAAAAATATAAAACATTATCAGATAAGATTATAGAAGTAAGTAAACTTATATTTGCAGATAAAAGTTATAAGTATGAAAAATATGAAATAACGGATATGTGGTCAAACATATTAAAACAAAATGAATTTCATAGACCTCATACACATTCAAATAACATACTAAGTGGTGTTTATTATGTTCAATCAGATAATGTAGCAACACTACAATTCTATGACCCTAGGCCACAAGCTGGTGTTTTAAATCCAGATGTTGAAAAATGGCATAAAGGTAATGCAACAGTTTGGCAATTAGGTTCTATAACAAACAGAATGATTTTATTTCCATCTTGGTTACAACATTTTGTTCCTATCAATACATCTAACCAAGACAGAATTAGCATTGCTTTCAATGTTATGTTAAAGGGAACAGTTGGTTCCTCTACAGATTTCCAATCGGCAGAATTTTAATGGTACTTACCAGATATCTAATAATTGAAAAGAAAGATGATGTCTATTTAAAGATAGAAGCAGACGAGGACATTCGTAGAGAGTTAGGTCAATTCTTTACATTTGAAGTACCTGGTTTTAAGTTTATGCCTCAATATAGGGCAAGACAATGGGACGGTAAGATTAGATTATTTTCTTATCAGACAGGTCAAATTTACTGTGGCCTTTACCCATATATATTAAAATGGTGTGAAGACAACAATGTACAAGTTGTTGATGGCACTAAAATAGAAGATACTAAGGTTGACGAAAAGAAAGTTGACCAATTTATCGAAGCGTTAAAGATACCTTTTAAGGTACGAGATTATCAAAAGGAGGCATTTGTATATGCTGTTAGAAAAAATAGATGTTTATTACTTTCACCCACCGCTAGTGGAAAATCTCTTATTGTCTATCTTCTTGTTAGGTTTAACATTCTTAGGTTAAAAGAACGAAAGAAGAAGATATTAATTATTGTACCAACTACATCATTGGTCGAACAATTGTTTAAAGACTTTAAAGATTATGGCTGGTCGCCTGAAAGAAATGTACATAGAATTTATCAAGGCCACGATAAAGAAACAAATAAACCTGTAATCATATCTACTTGGCAATCAATCTATAATATGCCAAAGAAATGGTTTAAAGACTTTGAAATGGTTATAGGTGACGAAGCACATTTGTTTAAGGCCGTTTCATTAACTAAAATATTATCAAAGTTAGAAAAATGCCCATACAGAATAGGACTAACAGGTACTTTAGACGGTTCCAAAACGCACAAATTGGTGCTAGAAGGACTATTTGGTACAGTCAACAAAGTCGTATCAACAACAGAATTGCAAACGAAGAAGCAATTAGCGGACTTAAAGATTTATTGTCTTATATTAAAACACGGAAAAACCGAGTGTAAATATGTAAACGGTATGAACTACCAAGAAGAAATGGATTTTATTGTACAATCAGATAAAAGAAACAAGTACATTAGAAACTTGGCCGCTGGTCTACAAGGTAATTCATTAGTATTATTTCAATATGTAGAAAAACACGGTAAAGATTTATATGAAAATATAAAACAAAAGGCAACCGATAAACAAGTCTTTTATGTCTATGGTGGAGTAGAAACAGATGAAAGGGAAAAGATTAGAGAGATTACAGAAAAATCAGACAATGCTATTATTGTTGCGAGTTACGGTACATTTTCTACTGGCATTAATATTCGTAACTTACATAACATTGTTTTTGCAAGTCCTTCAAAATCTAGGATTAGAAACTTGCAATCTATTGGCCGTGGGTTGCGTTTAAAAGATAATAATAGTCACGCAACTTTGTATGACTTATCAGATGATTTAACTTATAATGGCAAAGAGAATTATACTTTAGCACATTTTAAGGAAAGGATAAATATTTACAATGAAGAAGATTTTGATTATGAAATCCATAATGTGGAGTTAAATGCAAATGCACCAGATTACTAGTAACATAAAAATAATTAAACTAATAAACGGTGACGATATTGTATGTGAATTGCCTACAGGAGATAAACAACTTCCTGAAAATGGTCCTTTACTTAGAATGATTAAACCATTGCATATTAAATATATACCTCAGTTTACGCCTCAAGGATTTAAAGACTATATTGCTTTAACAAAATGGGCGGCCTATACGCCTGACCATATTGTAACTATTCCTAAAGATAAGATTATGACGGTGACCAATGCAAGTCCTGAAATGAGTAGAAGTTGGGTGAATATATCGGCCAACTACAACTTAGAGAGCCACAGACCTGCCACCAATGTTGAAAAAATAAAATTCAGTGACGAAGATAATGAAAGATTAAACGAGATATTTGATGATTATGGAAAAGACGAAGAGGAAGACGAACCTACTTTACACTAGGTATAGGTCTCAACAAAGGCGGACACCGCTATTATACGCAAATCGGCAAGCATGTCAAGCCTGGAATGAAATACAATCCAGCATTGACATAAATTAAATAATACTGTATAGTGAGGATATTATGAGTGCAAAAAAAGAACATTATGTTAACAACAAAGACTTTCTAGCGGCGATGACCGAATATAGAAAGTTGGTACAAGAGGCGAAGAAGAAAGGCGTACAGAAACCACCTGTCACTGATTATATCGGTGAGTGTTTTCTAAAGATTGCCAATCACTTGTCTTATAGGCCGAATTTTATTAACTATACTTTTAGAGATGATATGATTTCTGATGGTATAGAAAACTGTCTTCAATACTTGGATAATTTTAATCCAGAAACATCAAACAATCCTTTTGCTTATTTCACGCAAATAATCTATTATGCGTTTATTCGTAGAATTCAAAAAGAAAAGAAACAAATAACGATTAAACAAAGAATGATTGCAGAAGCTAATTATGATGATATGACATTACAACCAGGTGAAGATAGAGATTTTAAAAATCAGTTTACAGAATTCTTACAAAAGAATACAGTTGTTGATGAACCGGTAAAAAAGAAAAAGTCTAAAGGAAAAAAGTAAATGAAGATTGCTTTGTTAAACGACACCCATTTTGGATGTCGTAACGATAGTC